ACAGAGAAATGTCACAGCTTGACAGCTTAAAAACTGCCGCAATGACTTATGCAGATGCAAGACTAGCCGCGGAACAAAAAATTGTTGATGCTACTCGTAAATCTGAACGTACAGACGTAACCGGTGCAGTGGCTAAACGTATGGAAGAATTACAGCGTAGTGTAGATCCTACTGTAATGGCAATACAAAAAATAGACAGTGTTACACAAAATATGAACAGTGCTATTGATAAGTTTGTTGAAACTGGTAAGTTTAGTTTTGCTGACTTTAGCCGCAGTATCATACAAGATATAATTAAGATTGAATTGAAAGCACAAGCAACTAAATTATTAAGTGGTTTACTTGGTACAGGAGGCTCATTCTTAAGTGGTCTATTAGGTTTTGCAGATGGTGGTCAACCTCCAATCAACAAGCCAAGTATTGTTGGTGAGAAAGGTCCTGAATTGTTTATTCCTAAAACAGCAGGAACTATTGTACCTAATGGTGGCGGTAATGGTGGTAATCAACCAGCTGGCAACACATACATTACAAATAACATTAGCGCAATTGATGCCAAATCAGTAGCTCAATTGTTTGCTGAGAATCGCAAAATATTATTTGGGTCAGTGCAATTAGCACAAAAAGAATTAAGTTATAGTAGATAAGGAAACATATGGCAGGGTTACAAACAATATTAAATTACTGCAACGGCATCAATATAGACCGTCGCAAAGTAGTTGGCATTCAATATACACGAAATGAAATACCTCGTGTAAGTCAAACACCAACAAAGAATCCCTGGAAGTTTACACTTGATATGCCTAATCGTTTTAGATATAGTCAAGCAAGAGATTTGATGGAAGCATTAGACTTGTTAGATAGAATTACACCAGAAGTAATTACATTTAGTAATCTTCCTAGCTTAAGTTGGATCTTTCGTTATCAAGGCGCATATTCAACAGCACAAATAAATTCAGGAGTTACAGTTACTAGTTTTACTGGTAGTACATTAACATTGAATGTTAGTGGGTTACCAGCTGGCGCATCAACGGTATTGTTTGAGCCTAATGATTTGATACAGATTGGTTCATTGAACGAATATCCTTATCCATTCACTAGCACAACACAAGTATTGCGTGGTAGTTCTGGTTCAGTTGTTGTAACTACAAACAGACCAAACATATTAACAGGTACACTAACTGGTGAAGGTATCATCGTTGGTAACAATTGTCAGTTTAAAATGTTTTGCCCTAATATGCCCGTTTACAAGCTTATTCCAGGTGGCTCTGTAGGCAATGGCACAACTACAACTAATAACGCATTGCTTGAATTTAGTGATAGCTTTCAGCTTTACGAATTTGTGGGGACAGCATAATGGATAATATCCCAGCAGTAGCAAATAACAAAGCACTTGTAAATAATGCAGAGTTTGTTAAATTAACAATTTACAATGAGTATGGTAACACAGCAAACAACAATGTGTACACATTTAGCAGTAGTTATAAGACTGAAAACATTAATGGACAAGATTATACACCATTAGGTGGATTACTTGCAATTGGCGTACAACAAAGAGACATTCGTGTTACCAGTGCTGATACAAGTATAAGTTTAAGTGGTATTGATGGCAACAACATGGCTATCGTATTAGGATCATTGATTCGTGGTAGTAAATTAGAAATTACAAGAGGCTTCTATAATAACAATTATGTTCTTACAAGCAATGCTCATAGGTTTACTGGTATTGTTACCAACTACAATATTACTGAAGAACGTCAAGACCAAAACGACAATTTTACAATTACACTAAACGCAAGTAGTTTTAAGAGTGTATTAGAAAATCGTATCGCAGGACGTAAAACAAATAGTGAGAGTTGGAAAGAAACTAGTCCAACTGATACTAGTATGGATCGTGTTCCTAGCTTGGCAGATAGAGCGTTTGACTTTGGTAAAGAACCAAAGCAAGGTGCAACTACACAAAGTCAAGCCGCAACAGATGCAAGTCAAGTTGCACAAGATACATTCACCGGCGGCCAAGGATATTAATAAATGAAAATAAGATTAGCAAATAAATTTGACATACCGCAATTAGCAGAAATGTTGCGTCACTATAGAGATAGTGGTGCAATTAAAGGACTAAGTGTTGAGAACGAAGAAACAGGAATGAAAATACTTACAGCAATCATCGTTGGATTAGGTGTTGCGTTCGTTAGTGAAAAAGACAATAAATTAACAGGTATGTTATTAGCAATCAAAAGCCCATTCATGTGGGATGCAAACAAACTTATAATGAGTGAGATAGCATATTGGGTTGAACCAGAATATCGTGGATCAACCGCAGGCTATAGATTGCTTGCAAAGTATGTTGAACGTTGTGATGAATTAAAAGATGATGGCGTCATTGTAAATTATACAATGAGTCAGATGGAAGGTCAAAAACTAGATTACAGTAGATTTGGTTTAAAACCTATAGAAACAACTTGGAGTATTTAAGATGCCAGTATTTACAGCAATCGCCGCTGGCGTTGCGGCAGTAGCGTCAGCAATAGGATTTGGTGCCGCAGCCGCCGCTTCAATAGGTGCATTTGTAGTTCGCACCTTAGTAACTGTTGCAATTAGTTCATTAATTGCTAATAGAGCAAATAAGAAAAGCGCCGGCGCAAGTGATGTTGGCGCACGTGTTCAATTAGGTCCAGCAACAAATAACAAACTTGCAGTAAGTTATGGAACTGCATTTTTAGCACCTACGGTTACAGATGCTAAGATTACCACAGACCAAAAGACAATGTATTACGTCTTTAGTTTGTGTGAAGCAAGTTCAGGAACAATGAGCTTTGGTAAAATATTCTGGAATGGTAAAGAAGTTACATTGGGCGCAGGAGACTATAGCGCAAACAATAAAGTTGTAAGTCTAACAACTAATGCAACTACACCACAAGTAGATACAACAATTGATGGATATGCTTGGATATATCAATTTAGTGATGGTAGTAGTAGTGGTGTGAATACAGGTGGCACAAGTGCTATTACAATATTGTCAGACGCTGGCATTCCAGTTGCAGATCGTTGGACAAGCACTGATATAATGAATAATACATGTTTTATTGTTGTAAAAGTTATCTACAACAAAGATGTACAAGATGCTCAACAAATGCCAAGATTGAGCGTTGAGTTAACTAATACATTGACTAAACCAGGCGCAGTATTTCTTGATTACATGACTGATACAGTATATGGTTGTGCCATTGATGTAGCAAACATTGATACAGCTAGTTTAACTGCACTAGATGTATATAGTGACCAAACAATTACATATGTACCCGTTGGTGGCGGCACGACTACTCAAGTAAGATATCGCATAGACGGTCCAGTCAATACGGGCGACAATTGCTTAAGCAACTTACAGCAATTAGCTGATGCATGTGACAGTTGGCTGCAATACAGTGAATTGACCGGTAAGTGGACTATTGTAATGAATAAACCATACACTGGTTCAACCGGTGATCTTTACCATGTTGATAGCTCAGTGTTGATTGGTGGTATTGAGATTAATCCACTTGACTTGAATCAAACATACAATAGTTTAGAAGTGCAATACCCAAACGCAAACATCAACGACCAAACAGATTACAAAGTAGTTGACTTGACTACAGTTGGTACAGCATGGTATGATCCTAGCTTGTTAAGTCCTAATGAACCAGACAATAGATTAACTGTTCAATATCCACAAATCAATAACTACATTCGTGCAGTATATTTGGGTGTGCGTAGATTACTACAAAGTCGTGAAGATTTAACAATTAGTTGTAACTTAGATTACAGTGGTATACAAGTTGTTGCCGGTGATGTTGTTCGTGTTACACTAGCAGAATATGGTTGGACAGATAAGCTATTCCGTGTAAGTCAAGTACAAGAAACTAAAACACCTGATGGATTCTTAGGTGCAAGAATAACGGCGTTTGAATACAATGCAAGTGTTTATGCAGACAATGCATTATTAGATTTTATTCCAGAAGCAAATACAGGACTAACTGATCCTAACATCTTTGATCGTCCATCAACTCCAATTATTACAACAAACACACTAGCAAATAGTGGTGCTATTACTAGTTTTACAGTTAGCAGTAACGTTCCCGCAAGTGGCTCAACACTATATATGGATTTTAATTATGGTAGTAACGGCAACGTTGCCGCACATAAATCTTATACAAGCACACAACTTGCTGACGGGACGCCATATACAAATGGACAAACAGTTAGTATTGAAATCAATGATTTACCTATAGGTAACTATTATTTTAGTACAACTGCTAGAAATGAATTAGCGGGTAGAGCAAGTCTTAGCAGTTCAGTTTATAATTGGGGTGCTAACTTACAATCTAATAGTGTTACATTTAATAATATGAGTCCCGGACTTAGTGTAGAAGAATCATTAATATTTTGGACAGTGGCTAT